CTTTGAAGTGCTGGAATACTGGGGTGTGATTGATCGTACTACCGCCGAGCAGGCTGATATAGACATCCCTAAGGCCTATAAGGACTTTGATGAGATTCAGGTAAACATCTGGATCTGTAATGGGCAAATCCTTCGCCTGGTAATGAACCCCTTCACGCCAAGCCGCATTCCTTACCACGCAGTTCCATACGAGCTTAACCCGTATAGCTTCTTTGGCATCGGTGTTGCTGAGAATATGGAAGACACTCAGCTTTTGCTTAACGGCTTCATGCGTCTAAGCGTAGACAATGCTGCTCTGTCAGGAAATCTCCTGATTGAGATCGATGAAACCAACCTCGTACCTGGTCAAGACTTGTCCGTGTACCCTGGCAAAGTGTTTCGTCGTCAGGCAGGCGCTCCTGGTCAGGCAATCTTCGGGACTAAGTTCCCTAACGTGTCTCAAGAACTGATGATGATGTTTGATAAGGCCCGTCAGCTTGCTGATGAAAGCACTGGTATCCCCTCATTCACGCACGGCTCCACAGGCGTCACGGGGGTGGGACGCACTGCTGCCGGTATGTCCATGCTTATGGGTGCTGCTGCCGCTAACATCAAAGCTGTTGTTCGGAACATCGATGACTACCTACTCGCACCTATTGGGAAGGCCATGTTTGCCTTCAACATGCAGTTCAACTTCGACAAGGAATTCATCGGAGACTTGGACGTGGTTGCCCGTGGCACGGAGAGCCTGATGCGGAATGAAATCCGTAGTCAGCGTCTGCTACAATTCATGCAGATGACGTCTAACCCACAGATGGCACCTTTCGTGAAGTACGACTACATCCTGCGTGAACTTGCGTCTTCAATGGACCTTGATGAGGATAAGGTACTCAACGACCAACGTGAAGCCACTATCCAAGCTAAGATGATGGCTGAGATACAGGCCTTAATGCCTGAACCGCCTAAGGGAGTCCCTGTAGGTGGCGCTGGAGGCCCTGAAGAGATCTCCGCTACCAACGGTGGGGAAATGGCCCCAAGTAACGCCCCTGAGCCTGGTGATGCAGCCTTCACAGGGGGCGGTGGTGGTGACAACGGCGGTAACCAACCACAATCTGCCAATGTTGAACCTCAACAGCCACCCGCACAGTAATGGATAAGCTTCAGTATAGGTTGCTCATCCCGTTGGTCAACGCAAAGGCCCAAATGGATCTCCTGCAAGACTACGCAGACCACCGCATAACCAGCCTCCTCAAGCAACTCGAAACGGAGCAAGGCTTAAACCGCCTCCGTGAAATCCAAGGCTGCATTAAAGAACTTCGCCGGTTCAAAACTCTCAGAGATGAAGTCATCAAAGGTGCTGAATAATGCATAAGAATAAACCTAAATACGCAGACGGCGGCTTGATGTCCTCCCCTCGTCCTAAAGCACGTCCGCCTAAACGACCTGAATCACGTCCGTCCATTGATCTTAAAGAATCCGACATCCTCAAGATTGAACGTGTGGTGTTAGCAGAGGCCAATACAGAGGGTGTAGAAGGCCGTGATGCTGTCCGAGGTGTGATCCTTAACCGACTAGCCTCTGGACGCTTTGGTGACACCGTAGAAGACGTGCTGATCGCCAGTCAGTTTGAGCCGGTACGCAAGCACGGCAGCATTGAAGACATTCCTGCAACTGAAGACCAGATTAACCGTGGTGTTGCAGAGTTTGCTGATTACGCCATGCTTGGTGAAGACGTCTCAGATGGTAGCACCTTCTTTCAGAATGAAGAAATTACCAAAGAACGTGGAACAGCTTTTGATGGACCTAATCCTAAAAAGATAGGCAATCACACGTTCTACAGCGGCCTAGACGGTCAAGAGCCTGTTGAGGACACTAACTTCTCTCACAACGTGCGGCTTATTGCGGAAGAACCCGATGAGAATATTAAATTAGCCTCTGCTGGCTACGCTCTTGGCGGACTGGCTACAGCCCAAAAGGGCATCATCACACAGGAGGGCCTAGCAATGGCTGACAATCACTTCCAACTGGATCGTAAGAAGGCTGACACTAATGGTGACGGCGAACTCTCGTCACTAGAGGAAATGTCAGGAAATGCTGTTCAGAAGGCACTTGGCGATGACGAGCTTGTAGAGATGGCACACGGCGGAATGGTCTGTGACATGGGTCTTATGGGCTACGACGAAGTAAGCGGCAACGAAATCCCTATTGGGTCCAATCCTGAGAATGTTCGGGACGATATTGATGCCAAGCTTTCTGTCGATGAATACGTCCTGCCTGCAGATGTTGTTAAGTGGCACGGCCTCAAACACATCATGGAAATGCAGGACGAAGCTAAAATGGGCCTCATGTCTATGTCCGTTGAAGGGTTCATTCAAGACGCCCATGAAGAAGAATACGACGAGGTAGCACCCGAAGAGGACGCACCAGAGGACGATAATGTGGAGCTAGAAATTCCTGCTGTAACGGAAAAAGACAAGTTGGACAAAGAGCCGACATCCCAAACCCCAGCAGCGATGAAGAAGCAGCAAATCGCATTCATGCGTTAACAATTGGGCTACCCGCAACTGCGGCCCCTAATGAGGCAATAATGGCTAAATACAAACGAGCAGACGACGAGACAGACGGTCTAACCTATAGCGAAGAAGTAGCGGCAGGCATTTCAGCAGAAGAAGTTGAGGCCGTAGCAGCAGCGCCTGTAGATAGTGACGATGCAACCTACAAAAAACGGTACGGAGACCTGCGGCGTCATAATCAGCAGTTAATGGCGGACAAAGATCATGAGATGTCTATCATAAAGGCACAGCTTGATACGGCGGCTAAAGGCCAGATCAAATTTCCTAAGACGGATGACGAGATAGAAGCATGGTCCAACAAGTACCCTGACGTAGCTAAGATTGTGGATACCATCGCCCGAAAACGTGCCAACGAGGCAATGGAAGAAGGCGATAAGCGCATGTCAGGGCTGCGACAGCTTGAGACAAAACTCAGCCGAAAAGAAGCTGAAGCAAAGCTAACAGAAATGCATCCTGACTTTGCTAAGATTAAACAAAGCAGCGACTTCCATGACTGGGTGGCCCTACAGCCTCTATCCACACAGAACGATCTGTATAAGAACAATACCGATGCTACCGCCGCTTCCCGTGCCATCGATCTGTACAAGTACGACGTACACATGGGTAAAACCACAGGTCCAAAGGCTGCAGCAACTTCGGTAGGTCGTGCGCCAAGTCCTGCCCCATCCGCAGGCGGTGTGCCTAAGTTCTCTGAGTCTCAGGTCGAGGCTATGTCGGATAAAGAGTACGATGAGCTAGAACCCGCTATCCTGGCGTCAGTGCAGAACCAGACTTTCAACTACGACATATCTGGTGGCGCACGTTAATTAAGTGTCGTAACTGTTCACTTTGCTGATGACTGACACATAAACAATATGTATCCTGGGGATGCCCCCCTGGGTACACCTACTAACACTAACTATTGTCTTAGCTAGTGAGGTGTGCTATAATGTCATTACCAGTTAGCAAGTGAATTGTCTGGTAACCCCCCCACCTACGAGTGTCCTTTTAATAGACCAACATAACTACTGATTGTTGTTCTATCTGAGGGAAACCTCTCTACCAACAGCATGAGCCTCCTCACGGACCACCTCTGTCGCTGTTTACTATCTACCGTAAGAATTCAGACGATAAGTCCACCAGTGCGGTGAGGCCCTTCTACGACTCAGATAGCTTCTGTGTTGTGGACGCACCCTCGCATTAACACTGCCACTCAATTGTCCTCTTCGGTGTCCTGTCTGGCGCACTTTGCGCCGCCATTTCACAAGGAGACATAAAATGGCTTTTACTAAAGCAGCGGGTTATACCAACCTGAACAGCGGCAACTTCTCACCAGTGATCTACTCTAAGAAAGTCCAAAAAGCTTTCCGCAAGAGTTCCATTTGTGAAGATATCACAAACACAGACTATGCTGGCGAAATCGCTAACATGGGCGACTCTGTTAAGATCATCAAAGAGCCTACAATCACTATTAATACACTGGCTCGTGGTACTTCTCTTGCAACGCAAGACTTGACCGATGTTGACTTCACAATGGTCGTTGACCAAGCCAACTACTTCCAATTTGCTTTGGACGACATTGAGCAAGCACACTCGCACGTATCCTTCATGGATCTTGCAACTGACCGTGCTGGCTATGACCTACGTGACGTATTTGATGCGGACGTTCTTGGTTACATGTCTGGCTGGGAAAAGAACGCTGGTGGCGATTGGATTCGTCGTACTGCAGTTCCTGGCACAAAAGCTAATGCTGCTGCGGATGCAGACGAATACCTTGCAGCCAACAAGCTAGACATCACTGACTTTGGTGGTGCTGACTTGGGTGTAGCTGGTGAAGTTACTTCTGTACCAATTTCAGGTAACGGCGGCGCTGGTGGCATTACGTCCCCATTGTCTATCCTGAACCGTATTGGTCGTAAGATGGACCAAGCCAACGTAGCAACTGAAGGCCGTTGGGTCGTAGTTGATCCTATCTTTGCTGAGATTCTGATGGATACAGATAGCAAGTTGATCAACGCCGACTTTGGTGGTGACGAAGAAATCCGCAATGGTCGCCTTCCAGGCCTCATTCGTGGCTTCCGTGTCTATAAGTCCAACAACACACCATTCGTTGGTGCTGGTGCTGACACTTCTGATGCTGCGGGTTCCGAAACGAACTTCAACGTACTGGTTGCCGGTCATGACTCTG